TCTCTGTCTAGCCTCTCGCTTAAACTTTTGAGTAACATCTCCTCTGTGATTTCAGGTGTGACCACTTGAGGTACCTCTGGTGTCTCAGGTACTTCTGTCGTTTCAGGTTTCAAAGAACTGTCTACCTCAGGTGTGACTTCCACAGCCTCAGGTATATTGTTAACCTCAGGTTCTACCTCAGGTGTTTCTTGTACTTCTTGTGGTGCCTCTTGGTTTGAAAAATCAAACTGTACACCCTCGTCGTTAGACTCTTTATTAAAAAGATTATCTTCTCCTAACATATTTTTATATTTTATTTAATTATAGTTGCAAATATACAAAATTTTCCGTATGGACGTTTTTACAATACTACGTCATCCCCGTGGGGTATTAGTAAACTTGACTTCTTAACCCCCTCATTTATTATTTGTTGATTCTGTTTTGTTGCTAAGGTTGATATATCTGTTATGCCACCACCACTATCATAACCTACAGCTAATACAGGTTCGGAGTATCTTACTCTAGGTTCTACCCCTCCGTTTGTCGTAAAAGGGTCTCCCCCTTCATTCTGTGGTATTAAGAATCCTTGTACGAAAGTTTTAATATAGGGTGTCCCATTACTCTGCAT